CCCCAAATGACGTAATTGGTTTTTGTAATAAATTTAAAGATATGAAACAACAAAGACAATTAAGGAGACTTGAATAATGAAAAGCATCCTAAACCACTGGCTCAACGGCCGTACAATTGAATGGATTGCAAACCGTGAAGGTTTAACAGTCTCGCAAGTTAATGAAGTTATCAGAAATGAATGGGTGGCGTTGTGAGTATACAAACTAGCGGAGAGTGCACTTTAAGCTTTTCTATGTCTAAGCCGAAAACGTACGAAAAATCAGGGTATGAAGACCTTGAATATGTACCTATCGGAAAGTTAAATCACCATAAAAAAATAGAGGAATGCATTGAGCAATTAAGTATATATTTTGATAGCTGTTATATTAATGATATTTATGAATTAATAATAGAGCCTAAAAATAACGTTTATTTTATGCTTTACGATTTGCTTAGTCTTGAAGCTGATGAGATTGAAATAAACTTTAAGCGAAAATTTATAGAGTGGGTTTCTCGTAGTGCTCATAAACATGTTACACCGTACTGGAAAAACTGGTTTAAACGTGGGTTTAAATCATACCTATGCGTTAATTTTTCAGATGACGATTTAAAAGTTATTTATACAAAACTAGGCAATGGAGTTAATCAAAAACTAGCAATTAAATTTATAGAATCTAACTTTGATGTTAGTTTGCTAAGGAATGCAAAATGACCGAATTCAGCTGCACATGCATAATCAACAACAAAGAACAAAAGTTTACTACATCGAACGGGGTATTGATGGGTAACGCTTACGACCAGTTTTCTAACTATTTAGAAATGTCTGGATTGGATATTGACGAGGCCGAATGCTTGGCTATTGATAAGGTGGATTTTCATGAGTGAATGGATAAGCGTTAAGGATAGATTGCCAATAACTAAACAAGAAATGGTTGATAAAAATCTAAACTACAATAGTGTTGAGGTTATTTGCTTTGGTAAAATTGGCGACCATACTGTTTACATAGATGACTTTGAGGCAGGCAATACTATAAATTTTTGGTGTAAATTTGCATCTACAAGCCCGACCCACTGGATGCCATTACCGGAGCCGCCAAAATGAACAAACCAACATGGAACAGAAAATCCAACAAGCCAAAGTTCAATGACGAGAAGATACTAAGACGTGTTGTCGATTTGGTTAAAGCAAAAACAAAACTGTCTGATATCGAAAAGCAGACGGGCGTACCCGTTAAAGCAATCAAAAACAAAATGATGTTATTGGGGCATAGCCTTAGGGGTTTGAGTTAGCCTTTAAACTATCTCTTTGCACCTTATTTTTCTTTTCGTAGCTTCTGGCGCCAACTAGACCAAGCATGCCAAGCAATACTTGCATTGTCGTGTTTGTGTCTATGATTGGGAATGTGCCAGCGTATCCGAACATGGTCGCAATGAACCGCATTAAAGGCTCAAGTATTGACGCATACAATAACGCAAATCCACAGCACCATCCCACAAATGGACGCCAGCCTGCTACAAATATACTAGCGTGACCGGCTTCAACCTTGTTTATTTCAAGCTGCCCAGTTAGTGATTGCACATGAGCGTTAAGCTCTGCCAAATCACCCTTTTGCCTTAGTTCCTCAAGTTTAAATAGTTGCTCTGCCTGTTTTGTAGGGTCAGGCCATATTTTTTCAATGGCTATTTTGCCAATGTCGAAAAGTGCGGATAGTGGGTTTAAGTCCATTACATACTCCCATTATGCTCTAAAGAATAATGATTTCCGTCTTTAAACCTTCCGCCCCAGCGGCACAATGGGTTTAGAGATTCCCAATATAAACCAATTGGTTCATGGTCTTTATCTGTTGTTAGATACACGCCATCTTTAAATAAATTAAGGTCAATAGCCAATCTAATTTTATGACAGCTATTTTTGTGACCGTAAGCAATTTTGACGCCTAATTCACCATGCAATCTGGTATCTCTGTATGCGTCACCAAAAGTAACCTCATAACCTCTTGTGTGAATAAAGTTTAGCAAGTCAGATACAAGTCTTGTAAATAACCTTTGTTTATCACCTAATGAGTGTGTCATTCTTCATCCCTACTTATTTCAAGTATTCGTTGAGCAGTGGCTCGATGTATAAACCTGTCTCTATAGTGGGTGGCGCAATAAGCCACAAGCTTTGCACAAAAGAATTTGTCATGACAGTCTATGCGCTTTTTTAGGTATATACCGATTAAGCCCCAAGGGTCGAACATTGCTTTTCCGACAAGCGCCCTAGCTCTTTCTATGTCGCCATCGAGATAGGCATATCGAACCATTTTATACTTTTCTAAAAACTCACTAATAGGCGTTTCAACTACGCCACCAAGTTTTATTGAATTCTTTTTCAATCCTAGCAATACTAGCAACATAGGCCAAACAGCAATACCTTTTGCCTCGATTACATAATCGCCATCAACTATGCCAACATGGGACCAACGCGACCATGTTTCACTCTGAATCCACCGACTTATCCAATGTTTGTTTCTTGCGAATATTATCTTCATTTATCTCACGCATTTTGTGTTTATGCTCGATACGTCTAAAAATAAAATCGGCAGCGTTTTTAATAACAAGCGACACCACCCCAACGATTGGCGCGTACACTATCCAATCCGGTGCAGCATTTGCGCAAGCGTCAACAATTGGGTTGTTATGTATTTGCGAGGCTGCAACTTGAACTGTTCCACCTCCAACACCAACACCAACACCAAAATAATTAATTAACTTACTCAGCATCGGGTTCCCGTGGTCGCTGATTGCTCTTAATAAATTCATCGTGTTTTATTTTCCGTTTTCTTATGTGTTTGAAAGTGCCATATATCGCCCACCCCAGAAAAGCTATAGCCCCTATTTCGTAAACTGTTTGTGCTGTCATGTGATGCCTCAAACCCAACGTAAATAAGACTTATAGCTAACGCAATTTGTATGTAATTATATAAATATGAAATAAGCGTTACCGTTTCTGGGTAGATAAAATAATCAATTGCTACAACAAGATGGAAAGTTGAATACCAAAGCATCGCGGCAGATAGTCGCATTGTAGCAACAAAGCAAGGCGGGATAAATATTAACCCGTAAATAACATGATTAATTACTGCGGAGTGTGAATCAAATAAAGTTGAAATATATAAGCATGTGATAGCATACGACAATACAGCCGGATACATTAACCTGTTAAAATAAAGGGCCGCTAAAAAGCAGCCCATCAAAATGGCATCGGTCATTACTTTTTACCAGTGCCGCCCTTGCCTTTACCTTTTGTCTTGTTGCCCATTTTACACCTCTTTAGTTTATGGATTTAAAATAAATTGATTATTAACCATCGCCAACCGCGTTTGAAATATCAATATTAACTGCTGACTCCAAGTTAATGACCCTCCCGACAGTTTCGATATTTCCTTGTTGAAATCATTAATTATTAATGTTGCTATCATTTCAGGAGATACATCCTCCTGAATGTTTGAAGGCAATGTGTCATACAGTTTTACTATATCCCAATCATTACCGTTTTGCTTTAATAACGCAGGTTGCAAAACGTCTGGGTTTTTAGGGTCTGACTTATCAAGAAATCCAATACAAATAATATTATTATTTACATTCTCTTGCTTTGTTGTTGATACAAAATCTGAAAGTTTCATAATAGCCTCGTTTTAATAAAAAGATTCTTCTTGTGTTCCATCTGCCAGCAGTTCAGTAACGCGGCCACCGGCAATAATTCCGACAGATTGCAAATAATTCAGCCCGTCGATTAACTCTTGATAATCTAAGTCTGCGTGACTTGAATTATTCATATCCTCAGCAAGAACTTGAACAATAGGATCTGAACTTACCTTAATCGCAACTTTTTCAGCAATGGTAAATCGACTTCTCATTGACCCCTTTGTTATTTTGCGGATTGGCGCAGGTGACCCAATTACGCCAGCGCTTTCTATCTTATGGACGCCATTATCAAATATTGTATTTAAGCTCATAATATTGGCCTCGCTAAATAATCAAGTGCTATTGACGTGTCGGCAGTTGTTTGAACTTCAAGAAGAAAAGACTGATTGCACCGAATTGCAGATTCCGGCGATGACCCAATTAGAAATAAAGTTCCACCAGTTACAGATGTTGATGCATTCCATATAACAACACCGTCAATAGTAAGCTTAACTGTTACAGATTCGCTTTCTGTAATGCCCGTTAGTCTAGCTAAGCTAGTAGCCCATTTCCCAGTAAGCGAAATAGCTGTCGTTAATGAACCGACAGCATTTATTCCGCTAACTGTTTTAAAAGTTAGGGCGCTACTAAACTTTGCTGAAGGAAACGTTAAGTCCGGCGCTAAAATAGGAAGGCCGCCAGAACTCTTTATATTACTAAGTATTACATCACTCATTTACGCAGTCTCCAATAAACTAGCAGATCTGGCAACTAGGTGCACGGTATCGCCAGCCGGTATTATCAAGTCATCACCAGATGATATTGTTCCGATGTCGCCTTTAATTGTATTCGAAGGATTCAAAAACCTTACAATCTGAGTGCTATCAATGCTATTTTTAATAACAACAAAATCATCAACCTCCCACGTTGGCTGCGTTAACTCAGTCACGCCAGCGGTAGCAACTATGATGTAACTAGCATTTGCCGCAATTGTTGCGGATGCGGTTAACGTAGACCATCGCGTCCCACTAACATAAACCCAGTCTGCATTTGTTCCGCTTGGCTCACTTGCTGTTATATCAGCTAAATAATTAACAAGCCGCCACAAAGCGCCGTCGTGCTGAACGCTTATACCAGATAACCCCTCACCTGTTAGCGTAGACCAAAGTCCTTCAAAATTAGCGGCGGCTGCGGATGATGCAGCGGCTCCAGTTGCCAATGTCGCGTTAGCGTTCACCTCTACAGCAACGGCATTGGCCTGAGTTGCAAAAGCATTATAATCAGTCGGAACCGTAGCAAAATAAGCGGCAAAAAAATCAGCGTTATCAGAGAATTCATCCTCAAGCTGATCGAACCTATTAGGTGGCGTTCCTGTATAATCTGGTATTACCTGTGTTATTTCTGCCATTTATATTACACTCTGAACTTGAATTGTTGCCGAGCAATAACTGGGCGCATTAATGTTAATTTGATTATTCCTATAATACCCTAACGCTAGCGTCGCGTCATCTTCTGTCCCTTCGCCAATCCAAACCGCGCTAGTTGCTCGAAGGTCTGAAAGCGTATTATAAACAAAGTTTAATCTACTTTTCTCTATTCTAACATCAAAATCAACTAACTTACTAAATCTGCGACGAGTAACGCCGGTAAAGTTTCCAAATTCGTCCGTGTTGGCAATAGAAAAATCCAATAGCTTGAACCCGCAACCATAAACCGCAACGCCTAAATCAATTTGCTTCCCTAAAACAATCTCTCCAATATCGAGAGGATCTGAGCCGTTAAATTCAAAGTTAACAGTAGCATTCACGTACAGCGGCAAGTCAACTAAAACAAACTGAGTCTGCCTAACAACTGGCTGAAACAAATAAGAATAAAAGCCAGTGACAGCGCTATTATCCGTTAGTCTAACCTCTCTATTGTAAACCTCCCCACCAGCAGGATCGTCAACAGTCACAATGGCAGACGATACGCCACTCAATCCAAATACTGCCACTCCGTCAACGTTGCGCCTAATAGTAAACCCCATATTAAGAGGCGAGTTGCCGACAGATGGATTGCTGATAATTCCGTCAGTGAATGCCCATCTATTAGTGGGTCCAACTATTAACCACTTTTCGCCAACTCCATCAGTGTAAACATCAAGAGTTGGATCAAGAGTGTTGCTATCAACAATGGATTTATATATTTTATGGGTAACAGTGCTTATCCGCTCGTCACCAATCGAATAGCTGCCAGCCACCCATACCGTTTCGCCCGTATCAGGCTCTGGTATATCACTCGTTAGCATCGCGTCAGTGATGGCGTAAGGCTTGATAACTATCATGCTGAAATCCTCACTACCTGCCCGTCTATCTCTGTGCGCTCTGCTACGTTTGCGCTAGTCGCTGTGTTCTTGGCAATTGAGTTTTGAGCGAATTTCATTTCTTCAAGCTCCGAAGCCATCTTTTCTAACAACTCAGTTTGTTTAGCAATAACATTTTGTTGCTGTGCGTTGGTTTGCTCATAGTTTTGTTGCGCTATCATAGCATTGTTTACAGAAGTCGTGAACTCAGACATTGCATCCGATAGCGTCAAAATTCTATCATCAATACCAAGCAATGCATTTAATTGCATTTCAGCGCTTGCTAATATCTTATCAACGCCATCAATTTGCATTTGCAGCCACTCATCATTGGCCGCTACTGCTTCGTCATAAGTCGCTTTAAGCAATAATTTTTGATCATCCAAACGCATCATATGTGCTTCATTTGCAGCAGATGCAGACTCAATTTGAGCATCGATGCTGGCTAGCACCATTTCTTCAACGCTTAACTGTGCATCTGCGTAAGTACCAAGCTCTTTAAGTCTTGCTGCATTAACCGCTTGCTCGAATGACATCTCTGTCGAACTGCCAAACGTGCGCCCTTGGCTTAATCCTTCAATCACTGCGCTAACACTATCAGAAGTTGGCAAGCTGCCACCTTTAGCGCCTGAGAGCATTTTGACTAAAGCTTGTTGAGCAGTGCCATAATTCATGCCACCAACAATTGAGTTATTTTTCAACAAGTCAGAAAGTTGACGCGCAGCATTGACGGAATCCTCAGCCGCTGACTTTTGATTGTTTAATGATTCTAATTGAGCATCATGCGCAGCTTTTGCGGCATTAGACTCAGCATCAATGGCAGACATCGCCACACTATGCTCGTTAGTTAGTGCGTCCAATCTTGTTTGATGCAATGTATTGTATTGCTCTTTTTCAGCATTCGCAGCACGCTCTACTAAGCTCATAGATGAACTCGCTCTACTGTTTGCATCGTCCATCATTTTGCTAGCGGCATCAATTAAAGCATTTGCTGCATCAATGGCAGACTGCGCGGAATTCTGTCTCGCCTCGTTTAGCTCAATCTCTGCCTTAGCAGCATCCTCAGCAGCGAATATCTGCATCAACAGTGCTTTATTAGTATCGTCGATTGATGCAAGCTCTAACTGTCTGCGCACCGCTAGAGCCTCAGTTTCCATGCCTAATGCATCCATCAAGCGCAGCTCTAAATCTTGACGCTGGTTTGCAATCTCTAATTCTTTATCTGCAAGCTCACGAGCAGCATCAGCAGCTATCTGATTAGCGCTTGCTAAGTCTTGCGCTGCATAAATTTGTTGCAATAATCCGCGCAAAGACTCATCAGTTGACTCAATCTCTAGCTTTCTGCGCATATCTAGCGCTTCTGAGCTGTTTCCTAATGCATCGGCTAATCTTATTTCTAAGTTTGTACGAGCATTGGTTAAATCAGCAACGCTTGATACTGCGCCGGTCTGCTTTTCTATCGCATCATAATACTCGTCTAAGCCCGGAACTAATCGCATTAATGATGCGAATACTTGCTGGTCCGCTTCGCTCGTTAAGTCAAGCGCATCAACAATTGCGCGGAACCCATCTCGTGTACTTGGAAGCGTTTCGCCCAATCCACTCATCGACTCAGTTAGCGACTTAGCTAAATAATCAAATTGTTCTGACTCACTGAAAAACTGCTCAAAGTATTCATTAGTAGCGCTGGTAAATTCCTCCAACCCGCCCATCATTGTAATGATTGATTGCGCAACATCGACGCGCATGATTGCAGACACATCACCTAGTGATTTGCCCATCTTATCAATTGCATCATTGAATACCGCTTGCTCTTTAGATACCCTTAATAGAGTTTCTAGTGCTCCTTCACCTATTTGTTGATATTCAGTGATTTGCGGTAATACATAAGCTGCTAATAAGTCGCCTTTCTGCCCTATGACCTGTTCAAGTTTCTTCTGTATTTCTTCGCCTGTCATATCTTCAAAGCTGATTGAGCCAAGGGATACTTTAAAAGATTCTATTGTTTTAGCTGTATCAATACCGAGAGAGTCAACAGAGCTTGAAACGGTTTGTCCTAAGTAGTTAAATATAGAGCTAATCTGGTCTAGTATTGCAGACTCAACGCCTGAAAATTGAGTGTCAGTCGATGTCTTTTTGGATAAGCCCCAGAACTTTTTCTTAGTTGTTTCGATGACGTTATAATAGTAACCCTCGAAACCGTCTGACATTATATTGGCCATGCTTTGAGAGTCGAACTTAAGTCCAGAATCAATTAGCTTTTGTTTCTTAGAGCTAAAGCTTCCAAATATTTTATCCGCTATATCACCTAATCCTATTGCGTCCATGATTCTAGCTACTGGGTCTAACTTTCTAAGAACTCCACCTAGTTTTGAGTCTAGGAAGTTGGAGCTTTTCAGTTCAGCGCCACCACCACCAAAGCTAGTTGATGATATTAAAGATGTTGCAAGTTTTGCTATACCATCTGATAGGCCTGTTAAGCCATTACTTATTTTTTCAAGCTCTGACAGTTGGTCGTAAGCAATGTCTTTATACTCACTCATTGAGTTGCTAACTGAGCTACTAGACGCTTCACTATCGCCCAATACTGTGCCAGTGCCGCTTTCAGGTTTGGTGTATGAACCACCGCCTCCACCGCTTACAGCTAACCCCATGCCGCCAAGCACGACACCCATAGCAGCCACACCAGCGAAGCCGCCCCACCCTGATTGCTCGAACATTTTAGCAGCGCCTGATGCAGCGGCAGCCAAGCCTTTTTGCAATGACATCGCTATTTCGATAGCTGCAAATCCTTTTTCCATCGCGTGTAAAGCTTTACGCTCTTTTGATTGCTCTTTGAATAATGATGAAGCAGCGCCGGCGGTTTTACTTAACAGTCCAATTTGCGTTTTTTGGCTTTCTGTTGTTAGGTCTGCTAGCGCTTGTTCAGCCTGCATTTTTTGTGCAGTTGATGACTTGGCATTATCTCTAACGCCAATCCACACCTTCTCCAAATCAGTTATTTTTTCCATTTTAGATGAATAATCATCTATTGCATCTGACATATTGCCAAAGGCATCAACTATAATCGATCCAGTTTGCGTCCATGAGCTTCCAAGAGATTGAGTTTTATCTATTATTTTTTGTACTTCATCTTCTTTTTTTGTGAACTCTGCAAACTCGTCGTCTAGCAATCCCATTAATCGGATCACTTCTTCATAGTCTCCTGTGTCAGCCATCAATCCTAATAGAGCGTCGTAATCAGCGGCATATTGTCGCTGTGCAGCGCCTAGCGGGTCGAGCCTGTCAATAAGCTTTTGCATTTCATCGCTAACCGCTTTTATATCCTCTGGCCATCCCTTAAATGATGTTTTTGTGTTATCAACAACCTCGCTATAACTTTCTAAAGTTGGCAAGCCTTGCTCAAAAACTTTAGTTAATGCGCCTATTGTTTTCTCGTTTTCTTTTGCGTCAACATTTAATGCTGCAAGTTCAAGTTTTAATGATGCCGCAACTTTCGCCCATTGATTGGTCGCTTTATTTCTTGAGTCGCCATTGCGCTGATTTGATTCGGCCGCCTTTTTTTCTGCGTCAGCTAATTTTTTGCTTACATCTATACGCTGTTGGTCAATCGCCATACCCGCTTGCTGTGCTTGCATGTAAGTTTGAGCGTACTTATTTCTCAGTGCTTTATTTTGCTCCTCGTTCATAGATGAATATGCAGACTTTAGTTTATCTAATTCATCAGCAAGCTTTCCTTTAGATTTTGCATCATCATCGCTTGCTTTTTTGCTAAGCCTGAATGCGATGGTGGCCGCTGAAATAGCAGCCAACACTAAACCAAATGGGCCTAATAAAAATTTAGTTGCTACGGTTAAAACTCCGGTAGCAGTTGCAGCAGCAGATAATGATGAAACATAAGCAATCATCGATGGAACCATTGAGGAGGCAAGAATCGCAGCACCAGCGCCTATCCCGACAAATAAGTGGTCTATGTTTTCTGACATTGCCACCAACACAGTGCCGAGTGAAGCTGTAGCCGCCATTACCGCCTTTGATGAACCTGCCCATTTTGCAACATTAGAACTTACTACCTCGCTAGTCTGCGACCATGTTCGCTCCGTAATATCAGCCATTCTTTGTGCTTGCTGGCTATACTCTTCAAGAGCGTCAACCATTATTTTTGAGGTGATTCCACCAGTCGCTGCAAACTCCCTTAATTCTCCTCGAGTCATTTTTAGCTTAAGCGCTAACGCATCCATTATGCGTGGAGCGCCCTCAGCGACAGAATTAAATTCATCGCCACGCAAAGCGCCAGCAGCTAAACCTTGGCTTAACTGCCTAATTGCTCCAGCGGCTTCCTCTGCCGATTTGCCACCAGCTAAGAATAGGTTATTGATTGTACCAACTACACCTAAAACGCGATCGGATGATACACCCAAGCTTTCAACGCTTCTTCTCAGTTCTCCGTATAATTCAGCGGTTGATTTGAGATTACTGTTAGTAGCTTTTGCAACGTCGAATACTTGTTTTTGTATCTTATTGAATTCCTCTTCTGATTTAGCAACTTGTTTTAAAACGTTGTTATACGAGCGCCATTCATCCGCGTATTGAGTTAGCCTGTTTGCCGCTATGATTGCACCCAAAGCGCCTACAGCCGTAGTTAATGCAGTGGTCGCGGTTCGAGCAGACATGAAGCCCTTACTCATGCCGTCAGATGACTTGGTGATTGACTTTTCTGTCTTGTCGCCAGTGGTTGCTAAGTTTTTTAACTTAGTGTCGGCTTTTGTTAAATCATCGGTATTGGCACGAAAACCAATTGTTGCCAGCGTATCCATAGAACCCCCATAAACTTTTTCCTAGTATAACCCACTGGTCAAACCAGTTAAACGAATTGTTTGTGGTATGGTTTGGTTTCGGTAACTAAGAGGATATAAATATGGGACACTGGAATAAAAGAGTTGAGCTAAAAGAATTGGAAGGAAAAGTAATTAAAAGCATTACAGGGTTAATAGAAGGCTCAGAGGAAGTAAGGGTGTTTACTGAGTGCGGCAATGAATACCTTTTTTATCATGAACAAGGTTGCTGTGAGGATGTGCATTTAAATGATTTTGAAGGCGTTGCGGAAGATTTAATTGGCGGCGTTATCGTTTCGGCAGAGGAAAGAAGCAACTCTGGCGATGAAGACTCAAAAGATAAGCCAAGTGAATATTCAGATAGCTTCACTTGGACATTTTATGATATACAGACAACTAAAGGCAGCATATGGATGCGGTGGCTAGGTGAATCTAATGGGTATTATTCAGAATCAGTAGATCTAGCATGGATTAACAAGCCAGATTAAACCCTCCTAAGAGGGCCTCATCATAGCCTTCATTCTTCGACCATTAGCGGCTTGTATCAGCGCTAATGCTTCATCATCTGGAATCAATGGCGGATCAATGTTGTTATCTTGACTTGTCATACTATGCCAACTGCAATAAGATTCTGACATTTTCCTTATTGCTTCGGCTTCCCAATCTAAATAATCAATCTTGTTAGCGGCAAAAAAGCTGGTGATTTCTTGCCAGGTTAACGGCATTATCCCATTAAAACCTTGCAAGCACCTACCAGCTTTACTAAACCAATCAGATAAGTATTGGCAAGGTGACTCAGGCATCCATGCCGCGTCACCGTGAACTCTGCCCCAGCTTGTGTAATTGTCACTATTTTTTGACTCTTTCCAAGGCGCATGGATCCAGCCAAAGTAGCCAGCCCAATCAGCGCAATCAGAGATTACTTTTTTACGTAGTTAGTCCGGTCGGCAATATGCTTGTCAACTTGCTCATAAACAATCGGGTACTTTTTGTAAAAGTCTAAAGCTTGTTCACGAGTGAAACTCTCTTTAAAGTTTTTCCAGCCACACGTTAACTCTGCAACGAATTCTCGGTTAATTTCAAGCCTGCTTTCAATCTCGCTGTCAGATGGCAGCGAATCTTTGTGGCGCTTCTTCTCGATTTTATCCAGCTTGCGAAGTCGCGCAAGGTTTGCAGTTCTTGCCTGCTTTGAGTCTGAGCCATACAACAAAATCAATAACGGCTTAGTTTCGTCATCTACTTTATTGCCGTTTTCGTCGATTTTAGGCATATAACATAAACGTCCATCTGGGAATGTGATATGACATTCTGCCGTGTCGTTTAATTCTAGTTGTGAAAAGTCGAATTCTAAATCTTTAGCCATGATAAAGCCTCATCAGCGTCTTTGCATCCATTAATTGAATGCTAGTGCGAGTGGATGAGTCTCGCGGGGCATGACCCTTTTACTAGCTGCATTAGTGTAACTGGTAAGACCAGTGTTTACAATAAAGTGTGGTATCTTTGTTTTTCTTTTAATTGGATGGAGTTGGTAGAGTGAGAAAACCAGATTTTATAATAGGCGATAACTACATGCATCGGTGGTGGTTGATACCACGCAACAAGTACTTTAACGTATATCTCCACAAGATAATGCATGACGATGATGATCGAGCATTGCACGATCACCCTTGGTGGTCAGTAAGTTTTTTGTTGAAAGGCAAGTTATTGGAGGTGCACAAAAATGGCTCAAGAATACCAAAAAGGTTTTTACCACTAGTTAGGTCTGCTAAGTTCGCTCACATGCTTAAAATCTTGAATGGACCAGCTTGGACATTGTTTATAACTGGGCCAGTAATTAGGAGTTGGGGTTTCCACTGCCCTAAAGGATGGGTTAATTGGGCTGACTTTGTTGATGATAGAGATAAAGGAAAAGTTGGTAAAGGCTGTGGAGAATAAAATAGGGGCGCTAAGCCCCTATTAATTAAAAATGCAACAAACTACAAGTAAGCCCAGTGCCGCCAGTGATAGCGATGGTGCCGGATAAATATGCACTAATTGTATTTAGCGGTATTGCGACAGATGCCCCGATAGCGATTGAGCCAACAGAGTACCCGCCTGACACGTCAACATCACCCACGCCCGCGACAGGAACAACAGTTCCGCCGTCACCGTCAATAACCGGAGTTAATGCGCCGGCTGTATCGTTACGCATGATTAGCGTTGGCTTGTATGATGCAACATAGGTAAACGTGTCAGCAGTTCCGGTCAAATCAACTTCAACCATCGTGCGCTTTCCGCTGCCCGTCATCAGCGTTGGTGTGATAGTAGCCATAATCTACTCCTTACGCTGCGACTTCGACGATAGGCTTGTTAAACTCGATGTTCATAGAAGAACCAACCATTGAGTTTGCAGAGCCTGGGGCTTTAGTTGCGCTGAATGCTTTGCCGTATGTGTAATCTATTGAGCCATCTTGGTATTCGATAGCGACTGATAACAATGCGGTAGCTGATAACACGTTAGCGCGTAAAATAGATTGTCCAGCGTCAATAGAATCATAAGCGCCATCTACAGCAACAGAACCATAGTTGATAAAGCCGCCGTATTTTTCAGTTACGCCAGTTGCTAACGGCTCATGGTTTACAACTTGACGAGTTGGTCCATACGCGGGAATTGTGGTTACTTCTTTTACTTCCGTGAATGTAAGCGCTGCATAGCCTGCTTCGTCGAACGTTGCTGGTGTAGCTGCGGATACTCGCAGAATTGTTTCTGTACTAGTCATTACTGGCATTTTAAAGCCCTCATATAAAAATAGTTAATCGATCGATCATCCTTTGCCAATTGTACAATAAATAGCACTGGTCTTACCAGTTATTTAAAGGTTGCGGTTTTTATGTGGTGGTGTATATTTGTTTTGCGGTCTAGGAAAAGAGAATAAATAACCTAACGAGAGGGTTTTTATATGCAACGTGATAATTAGCCGTTAGAAGCGGTCAATCATAACTAAATGAGACCAGCCTAAAGAGTTTGCGAATTAAATAGGCTACAAGCGCAAATTCAGAGTGATTAGCTAAATAATCAAGAATAAACCGGAACAACTGACGAATCACTCAAGCGAGGCTTGGACTCCTGAGTAATGATAACGGTTTAGACAAGTGACCGCAGGCGCGGTGAATGTTTATTCACATGATGATTGTACGTCAGCGGTATTCGCAGGTGTTTAAGTGGCCACCAGTCATCAGTTGAATAAGTATTCTGTAGTACCATCTGGTCCAGTGAGTCGCAATCTTAGTTTAAGCTCTCCTTGCTTAGCAGTTACGGGTTGTTAATGACAAACGATATATGGGCAAGTCGGGGTTTTTATTTATTTTGTCCCCATCATGCAGGCTAGTCCACTGTGGCGCTACGGACTAATTCACAACAACAGTATATCTAATCATCAATCCGCACTGAATAAATTCGCCATCAGTATAAATCTGCTCGCGGTCAGTCGTTTTAATCTCAACCGTTTGTTCTTCATATTCCAATCTAAGACCACGATAAAACCTTGATATGATTTTGTCAGCAATAGCCAGGGCCTGAAACTTGCCTGTACTTTTTGGATAAAACAGCCCGATACGATAGGCGCCATCTCTGCGTTGATAGCCAGTTGTGTTTAGCGTTGGCGCCTGAGTGATTGCTGGAATGTCCATTTCACGCAAATAAGGAGTGCCAATGACAGGGGTATAAGCCGTATTTTCAGTCACAATATGTGGCAAGTTTGGAATGCTCATTAAGTGGTCGATCAGCGCTTTACTTACATATGATTCGTTTATTGTTGTCATTATTTAACCTTTCCAACTTCATCAGCAACCACGGCAGGGAAATTCATCACGGCCCTGTAAACCATTTTACTGCCTTTTGCTGACCATTCCTTATTTTCTAATCGGTCGGCATAAGGCAATGAGTTTGTCATAAAAAAAGTTGAACCAAGCTCGATGTTAGACACGTTCGACGTTAGCTTATTAATCGAGCCTTGTTTCTCGCCTTCTCCACTGAAATCACCATTAATCGTTGTGCCGTCATAGTCACCAAATGCAAACATCCAGTTGGCCGCAAATCTACCGGTATCAACTGGCGATTCAACAATGACAGAAGTGCCCGACCTAATCAGCGATTTCTCGACAACAGTTTGCATCCTATCTCGTGATAGTTTGCGGAACTCTGCCAGCTTTGCGGATAGGTTGGTGGTTGTCATTGACTAACCGTATAACCAAATTGCTCAATAGATTTTATTGTATCTGGAGATAGAACAGAAACTACACTACTTAAGTTTTCTATTTCTGACACAATAACAGTCATTGTCGCGGTTATTAGAGAGTTAGGATCTATATTTATGTTTATGCTCGTCACTCCTTTTATCTCATCCCCGCTATCCGTGTATACTTTCGTGCCATAACCTGCTTTCATGTCACCGCTTGGTAAAACTATTTTAATTGTCATCCTATTTCCTCAACTGCAAACTATACATAATCAAAACACCAGCAGGGTTAAGCGGATTTAGCGCCACCACACGCCACTTTACACCATCAAGCGTCACCGTCATATTAATTAATGGAGTCTCGCCCTTGTACAACAGTTTAGCGTCACCCATCTGAATTACTGAGCCGTCTATCTCGCCAATTTTGTAGTTTAGTGAGCATCCTAAGCCACTAACAGAAACATCAGGTGTCGCGCCTACAGCATTGCCGTACTGGTCAAAACCCGCTTCTTGTCCCGCCATAACTAGCGTGACAGGTCGGCCAAACTCGTCGAGCAATTCCTCTGCGAGTTCAACCATTTCATTGTAAAAGACTGTATCGGTCATACTAGCTTCTTACCCAAATTACCGCCACCCGCCAAAAACGGACGCATCAACAAATCAAGCTCAGGCACACGAGGTTTATATGTCGGTGTCGTGCCTTCTTGGTATTCGATTTCTTTTTCGAGTGCGTCAGCCTTTTTGAATGTGCGTTTAATCAGCCCGCCACTAATCGCGGCATAATCAATCGTCAATCGTCCAGCTTGCTGCAACTCAACCGCTTTTAATGCGGCTTTGTTTATGAGTGTTAAATACTCGTCGGCAATATCTGGCAACTTGTATTCGTCAGCAATATTGTAATATGTGCTAATAAAATCAGCGGACAGTACCAAATCAGCGTCAATTGTTGACGTATCAACGGTTATGCCACGAGCAGTAGCATACGTCGTATACTCTGCCTCGGTTGTGTATGAGTCTGTGCTTAGTGTTGGCATTTAGACCTCTATTGACGCTATAGCTGAGCCAGTGACTTTGATGCCTGTTGGTGTGATTGAGATAGTCATACTGATCAGACCGGTGTGGCGGCTGTTGTACCATCTCTATTAACCCAAATAGCACCGGCTGTGCCATCTACAGCCCGAACAATAAGACCTGTTGTTGAGTTAAGTACTTCCAAATCTTTTTCTTTATACTGTGCATTTATGTTCTGCGCGATAGTATTTAGTAAAGTTGTAGTGGTCACAAAGTAAGGCTTGTCGGTTATTCTCGGTGATCGTCTTTGCTCAACCCACACAGTGCCATTCCACTCGAATTCCAAAGTATCAACAGCATAAGCTGAAGTGGATGCCTTGTATGGTTTTATGAGCGTAAATGTTGCGTCAAAACCAAAGACTATGCGGCCACCAGTAGCATCCTGTCTGATATGCAAACAGGACTTTTGACCAACAAATAACCCAGCAGTTGATGTAACTATTGTAACCGAACCATCCATGTTTATATAAAAATCAGAGCAATCCCCTAGATCCGCTGTAGTTGAAGCAAAAACTCTGGCGACTTCTGTTTTATTTTGATACTGGTAACTCCATAGATATTTGCCGGCTGGAACCGTACCAACTTGTGTAACAAACGGGGCGTCAATAACTGGCTTACTTGCTATTTTCCAAGGCTTAATTGCTGCACTTGTGTTTGCGTGCGCAGGTCTATTCATTATCGCAATATTCCCAGCCCAACCAGTGTTACCACCTTGTATTGTATTGATGACATTATCTTTGCCGGTGTGGGTACACATAATTAGGTTTTTACTTGTGTCATGCAATGTGCCAAATGATGTAGCTAATGGATTGTGTAAATGCATTGCAACAAAACCGCGTTCGAAATGCACTTGACCCGCGTTTAAGCCCCTAACGCTATCAAGTGTTATATAAACAGGCCCATAGATAACCGGCTCACCGATACCACTACTGTTTGCATCATTCGAGTGATTGAATCGCAACGGGGTATCAAGCGTAATTGCATTACCTGACTTACTCAATACTCGAACATATTCAGCATTGTTGCGTTGTCCAATGTAAATTAAATCATTAGCTACAAGATTGCCTTGCTTAAGTTGGGTGGCGTCAGTAACATTTATAATCGTATCACCTGCTGTTAAGCTCGATGTTATGTGAGTCATGCCCTGATTTGCTAGAGTCGCTTCTCCTGAGCCTGCCGATTCTCTGCACTTAAGACCGTCAATAGAAATGTTATGTAAGTTATAGGCAGCTACATTGTCGCGCTGCATTATTGCAACATTACCCTGCACTAATGCGTTTGTTAAGTTAATATTATCTAATACCTCACCACCTGCATTGTCACCTATTTCAATTAGTGAAACACCTTTGGCAAAGTTTTTTGCAGATATTGTACATTGGTAAGATCGCGATGATTTAACTAATGTGCCAATCCAATATTGCTGACTTGCGTATATCTCAACCGTGGAATCTATTACAAAGTTGCGACATGAACGCATATCAAAAACCCCATCTACCACATCAGCAATGACGTTTATTTTAATATTTCTAAACGTCTCAAAATTATCTAGTTTAGCGCCAGTATGCGCACCAATCGTAATAACTGTTCCGCTGGCCTCAATAGTTGGCTTTTGTCCATCTTTACCGCTAACTCCAACAAACGAAAACCTATTGGCCGCTATTAATCCATTTAATTTATAAGGCTCAGATCGGTACGGTAGCAAAACATAAGTATATCCAGCGTCTATAACGGCTTGTGCGGCGGCGGAATCCGCAATTAAGGTGCCGTCAGCACCAAAGTCAAGTATATTGTTACCTGCCGCAGCTAGCACGGATGAGTAAACATAATTAACCGTATCAACAACATCCTCACCCGTAGAAGCTGTTACGTCTTGCGAATTCACACCGGATTTTAATACACCAATGGCCATTTTATTACCCCCACACTATTGAATTTGTTGTAATTTTGCCGCCACCGACTACGCGGCCACCTTGCAGCCAGATATAGTCGTACATAGCGAGATTGCCATCCGTTGTAATTATGCACGTAGCGCCAGAACCGTTTTCAATTGATGAAATGCCAGCTATCCACTTGCGCACTGATTCTAGCGGTATGATAACAGATTCACCGTCTAAAATATCACCGATTTGATAGCCGACAGTTAAATCTAATTCGCCTAAGCCTGGGACTTTATAAGCAGCGCTTGCAGATGTGCCTTTTAGTATTGGGGTGATTGTATCGCCACTGGTGTTATGAATAATCATTATTTGGTCAGCGTCTTGCTTATACGCGAACGTCTCGTTATCGTCTAACAAGTTAATTATTAGGTCTTTTGTGCCTTTGACTTTTTCAAGGCTTGATTGAATTAAATCTGCCACTATTTTTCCTGATTTGGAATTATAGTGGCATTATAAAGTATCGCGGTTTATTTTGGTAGGATTAAAGATTCTGTGTTTATCCATCCTTTATCATACATGAATTCTATTGACTCCTTGTTAGGATTTGTTAAATGACTACATATATGCTCAACAACCTTGTCGCGCTCTGATTGGATTGGGCGGAATTTGACGCTACCAAGGTGGTAGTGCTGCTCATTGTAATTATTATGGTCTACAACGCATAACTCGTCACCCATAAATCTAATTTTGCACCAAACGTACTGGTTATTACAATTACTTAATTCGCACTCAGCCCCAACAGGCGGCAACCCTTTACCATTCCATTTTTTCATATTATTTAACTCCTCAACCCTATCTTCAAACTCTTTGCGGGTGCATATGTGCTGCCATGATGGGCCGAAATATTCAGGGTATTTATAAGTTCGATACTTACCTCCGCCCCAATAGGGGTTGTTAAAGGTAGATTTAATTAAATAGTTCAAGCCATTAATAGTAACGGGGTACACGCCACCCAAATCATCAATAGCCTTATCAATCATTTGTTGTTTGTTCATAAATCACCCTTAACTATCTCAAAACACCGTAAAAACTCTTTAGCTGACGAGCCTTTGATTGTTGCTTTTTCAAAATACATATCATTGATTATTTCGATTAAATCTATTCCGTTATCATCTCCCCATGCATCATCAAACTCAACATAACTATCCTCTTGCCAAAGCCTATATTTACAATCTTTACCATTGGTTATTTTTGCTAACATTTTCACCTCATCCAAATTAAAAAACCCAAATACAGCTTACACCATATTTGGGTTTTAGTGGTATGACCAGTGTTTACTTGGCCGATTTCTCTTTTACAACTTCGATTCCATCGACATTACTCAGCTTGTCGATTTCTTCTTTGTCGTCAGTCTCGTAGACTCCAGCGCTTAGTGTGATGATGCGAGACTGCATCATCACTTGTATATCGCGCTTTACGTCAAACTTCATTACGACAATGTGGCGCCGTATAAACGAGCCATATGCGTTTTAGATTGGCGAACTTCCATTGCAAAGTCACCGATAACACGCACACGCTGCCCATCTTGTCCTGGCTGCGTTGCGTCTAGTGTGCGCCATGCCCCGCTTGCATTAGCGTTGTTAGCTTCCATCGGCTTGATAGAGATTGCGCTCTTATCAAACATCAGCACCTCATCGACAGCCAAGTTGGTATCGATTACGATGTTAGTAACGTTACCGATTAACGGCAAGTCAGAAGGTAAGCGGTTTACAGCGCCTTCATCGTTTGACCAATCAGCTAAGCGTTGACTGTTATAGTTTGCACCAACCAAAGCATTTAACTTACGGGCCAGTGGTATACCTACAGCGATAGTATCAGCCATGCCGCCACGGGTTACGATTTCGGCATTAAGGTTGTTCAATGCGTCAAGCGTTAACACACCAGAGTTGTTAGTGTTGATTGCGCCAGATTGCGATAAGAAGTAACGCAAGCCACCAGTATAAGTTACGGTATCGCCGCCAATTGTAGCCGTTGCTTTGCGACCACGGATAAGCGCTCTATCCATCTGCGTAGCTAACTGGCGAATACGCTCAGCAACTTGGAATTGCAAATCGTTGGTATCACCCCATTGCATAGTAGCCAATGCGCGACGCGACATTTCAACAGCAGTGTCCATAGTCTGAAAATAGTTTTCCATTTTCTCAGGCTGATAGATGCCATCGTTAGCGGCCAATGAGTTTTCTTCACGGCCTACAGAATCGATGGTCAGCACTTGAGCCAAAGTCAATGCAGCGGCAGTGGTTCCGCCAAATCCACGGACAACGGTTAATGCATCGGCAGTTACCGCAGTAACCAACATGATTTCTTCCGAGCCAGTTGGCGAGATAGTCATGCCTGCGCGGAACTTAGCCCCGTCGCCAGTCGCCACGTTTACAGTGGTTGCGCCAACTAAAGCGGTAGCAGATGTGACGGACGATGTTGCGTCAACTCGAAAGTCTAACCAGCCCATTTTATAGCCGTCATAAGCTGCCATAGGGCTGGCAAAGTTAACTATTGATAAAATACCAGTGCGGTTTGAACGTGCAATTTCAAACGCGCCATTGATTACTTCTTGATTTAATGCGGATGCCAATAACCCGCTTGTGATTTCGTTAGCCATGATGACCCTCTATATTTTGATTGATGCTTTTAAAAATCCTGCCATGTCGCCTTTTTTACGGGCTTCATCAGCGGTTTGGTTTTTAGCTATAGGGGCACCGCCGCCATTATTGCCATTTGCGCCGCCAGTACCATGAGTATTGACAGTCGCTTTTACTAAGTGCGGGAATTCTTCAAGCACAAGCTTTTCAAATCCTGCTCTATCTACAGACAAGGCACCGCCATTGTCATCAAGAAAATACTCTTTGCCCGTTTCAGCGTCTACTTTAACGCGATCAGACAGTAATTTTTTAAGGCTCTTTGCGGCTCGTTCGTCAACCGCTTTTGATGCCGCAATAGTTTCAGCAATGCCGGACGCTTTTGTATCCGCTTGCTTTTGCGTCATCTCTTTTGTGACAGCCTCACGGGTTTCTTTTTCTACCCGCTCTTTTAGGTCTGCCATCTGTTGTTCGTAGCGCTCTTTAATCGCTTTGACATCGCCTTTACTTTCTGCGTCTGCAAGTGCTTTGTCGCGTGCCGCCTGTATTTCAGCGGCTTTAGCTTGCTCTGATGCTGTCATCTTGGATTCGATGTCTTTGTATTTAGCATCGAGATTATCCAAGCTAGACTTTAATCCTTTTACTTTAAGCTCAGCTTGCGGAACATACGCCCCTTCATGCTCAACATAATCGGATTTTACAAAATCAGGCAAATCATTAAATTGTTCGGTTGTTAACGCCATTGGGTACTACCCTCTTTTCATTCATCCAAGCCAATACACAGTATTAGCGCTCATGCACAATGATAAACCTAATAGGTTTAGTAGTCAAACAGTGGTCATACCAGTTGTTCGTTTTGTTTGTGATAGCATCTAATAAACAAACAAACTAAAGAGGTTTTTATGATTGGAGCAAAAATGAAGTACGTAACTTTCGATGGCCATAATGGCGAACAAATAATAATTTTCCCTAAAATTATACAGCACTCAGTTATGGCTGAGGATGTAGCAAGATCATCATTTGGAGGCATGCGACCAATATCTGCCGGATTTGTTGTTGGTGGACAGTGCGTAGGGGAAAGCGAAAGTCTAAGAATGAAATCTAGGCTTGATGTTGACACTGCTTTAATAGAAAGACTGCTTGATATTGAAGAATGCAGAAATAAGCCAATTGATGATATACCTATATTATCAGTGAAAAATATGAAGATAAGTAAGAATAAAGCTAAAGCGCTGCGCAAAAAAGGAATAAGCACAAGATAAACTGGTCAGACCAGTAATGCAAATAAAGTGTGTTAAGGTTGTGTCTGGAATTAATTGATGAGGTGAATATATGAAATACGGAATTAGTAAAGTTGTTTATGGTGAAGATAATATTGATTCTGCTACGTGCATGCTTGGTGATGGCATGACAAGGATTGCGTCAGTTGGTTTTGACGCAGGCCATGTGGGGTTGTGTTTGTTAGAAGTAGCAACGTTGACAGTAAGCCATTTGAAGTGCTAGCAAATGGCGAGTCTGAAATCGCGGTGAATAAATCACCTGACGACCAAAAAATATACATCCTATTTGATAATGAAAAAAGTATCGATGCATTGATTTTTCAGTTGGAGGAATCAAGAAAGATGTTATTAGCAAAAGCTATCGGCATAACAGCGGAGGATTTGAAATGAACGAATACGGCAAACAAATATCATTAGAAGCGGCAAGCGCATGCATGAAAGCGTACAAGATTCTGAATGATATAGACCATAACGTCAGCATGTTAAACGGCTTAACTATGGAGCCACAAACGATAACCGCAATAAAAGACTTACTTATTGCGACTTATGAGAGTTTAAATGAAAAGGCTAACAAATGACCCACTACCACAACGAAAGACAAGAGAGACTAGAAGAACTACGCAAGCAGCATGCGGAGTTGATTGTGGATGAGAAAAGATTGGATGATGAATCCACCGCCATCGAACTATGCGAAAAACTCAATAGCGGGGAGGTGGTGCTTTAATCAGTAATTCCACCACCACCATCATCCTCAGCTAGTATCGTATCAACGTCAGATACGGTTACCCCACCGCGAACAAGTATACGGACAGCTTCGGGTCGTCCGTATAATCCACTCAAGAAGTTGTCACGAATTTCCTTTTGCTCCTGAGATGTCAACTTACTACGCGCAAAATCTGACGGTAAATTGATTTCAATCATATCGAGATTATCTTCGATATTATCCTGACTGATTACGCCCTCAAACATTAAGCAGTATAAACACATGCGTCTAAATGCGTTTTCTAAGTTGTCAACAAGCGTTACAAGTCTGCTTGTTACTTCGCTTGATTCGTTTTCGCTTTGTGTTGCTGTCTTAGTTGATTGTCCATTTTCTGACGGCCAAACTCCACCGTAAGCCGTTATTTTAGATTTGTTAGCATCGAAGTAGCGTTCGAACCCTTCTAGCGTTATGGACGGGTTGAGCGTGTCCATGGTAACGCCCATGGGTAGATTGTTCATAGCACGAGCACCAAAAGCGATATAATCACGCCCTTGGTTCATTGTTTGAAATTGCTCCCAACCTTGATCCGTCCATCCTGCTGTATAACTAGTCGGGCAAATGTTTTTGATTGTTTCTTTGTAGTCAGCGCTGACTCGATAACGCTCAAGGCAAGCAGTGGCGATAGGTGAAATCATACCAAGTTGTTTAGGCATTTTGCCCGGCTGTAATTCTGAGTCAGATACAATGTGAACAGGCAACCATTTAAGCGCCTTGCCACCTACCGTTACATAATTCATCGGCGCCGACTCTTGCGTCAAATTGTCATTGTCAAATTTCTGCCAGTAGTACGCCCCGTCATCGTCCAGAGCCAATACTAGGTATTCAGTCACATCTTCACGCGCGCCTGATTTGACGTTTAACTCTGAACGGCATTCAACGAGTTTTAAATAGGTCAATTGCAATATGCCATTCATGCGCCTAAATGACCAGTCAACAACAGACTCACGGGTATAAGATTTGATTGCTGCGCGGATATTACGATTCTTTGCTGCTTCGGCTGATAAGTTTTCACCCGCCACCGGAGCGTTTAGGTATTCAGCCACTAGCACATGCCAACCAACTTGCATGACATTCGACGCTGTTTGCTCAATTAATCCGGTTAAGCTGGTGCCATCATTATCAGAGTTTTCAATCAGGTAACTAATACGGTCGGGAAACTCAGTAAAATCAGTTTCGTTAAACTTCATTCGCCCTAGCCATGACTTCAAAGTTTGGCCTGCAATTTCATCAAATTCAGCGCCGCACAAATATTCATAATAACGTTGAATAGCTGTCTCGCTGGTCTTATCAACACTCGAAGGATGAGGCAATAATTCATAGCCAGTAGCCTTAACGAAATGACTACCAAGCACTGCAGCACGAAGCGCCTTGATAGCACCCTGCATATCTGTGTAATCTTGGTTGTTGATAATTGATGTTGTCGTGGTCATGATAAAGCCCTGATAATTTTGTTTAGTATAACGTAAAGGCTAGTGGTAAGACCAGTATCAATTATTTTTCGTGTATAGTTTATGTGAGATTAATTGAATAGGATGACTAAAATGAAAGATATAGACTTTAGTAAATCAAAAGCTGGCGTAATGCTTTGTTCTTTTGATAAAACATTAGAAATAATGCCAGAGTTAAAAAGCATAATTGATGAAGTGAGGCCAATGTTAGAAATGGACGAATCAGAATATGTAATTGATGTAAAGGTACATATGCTAATGCCTGATTCATTTCCATGCATACCAAACTGGCATTATGATTTTCTACCAAGGGACTCAAATGGTGAGCGATGCAAAGGGAATAGATCTGATTTAAAAATGTATATGTGGATAAGCGGCGAGCCTTTAACAGTATATAAAGACAGGAAAACAGGCAAGGAATATACAAAAGAATGCAAGAAGTGGCACTCTTTCACCCAATACGACATGCACCGAGGCGATGTATCAAAGATACATACTTGGAGGTGTTTTATAAGGGTAATTCCAAAGTCATTTATCCATGAAACAACAATAAATGTAGGTGAAGAGAGGAGGCATATACAAGTTTACTGCGACAGTTCAAAGTTCAGGTGGTGAATGGTATTACCAAATTATAATAAAAATTAACGTATAGTTATGGCTGGATTGATAATTAATGAGGTGAATTATGATACACAACATAATTAAAGTAGATGGCGTGGAGTATCAGGCAGTTATGAATAAACATACTGATTATGATAACTGTAAATCATGCGCGCTTAATTATAATTGCCCAGAAGAACCGTTATGCACACCTCATGAAAGAAGGGATAATCAAGACGTAATCTACAAGCTCAGGATCAATATTAATGATATTGGGAGTAAAGCATGAAAATAATTACACCAGAGGAAATACAGCAAATAGTTAAAGAAGAATCCGAGAAAGCCAGAAATGAAAGCATGACAGTTGAATGCGCAATACAAAAAACCATTGCAAACTCGCTAATCAGGATATTAATTACAAACCAAGCCGCCTAAATACCTCTGCGTCTCTAACTCTCAATTCATCGATTGTTAGTTGGCGCAGGGTCATGTCACTAAACGATGAAAGCGACAATTTCCCATCTAAAAATAATTTAGTCCTAGTCGCACCCAATACATCATCAACGAACCAACGAGGCTGCTCTCGTAACCATGTGTCGTACTTGGTAGATGTTTTCAGCCTGTCAATGTCAAATGTGTCTAGGTCTTTGCGTCCGCGATACTTTGGTTTTTTACCTGTTCTATTTTCGCGTTTCTCGAATTTCTCGCGCGCTTCTTTCGTGTCTTTACCACCTACCGCTGGACGCAATCCGTCTGGCATTTCTTGACCTTCGACTAGGTGTAAAATTATTGTGCGGCAATTTATATGAAACGGCGGCATACCTATTGGGTTTTCACCTAAAGGCCAGCCATCATGATAGTGCGCATCGATAGACATGCAAATTTTTGATAGCCTATTATCAAAAGTGACGAATGGAACTTCACGGGCTATCAAATGCTTGTTATGTTCAGCCATTTGCTGCCGACCCTGATTAGAATAAAAAGCCGTACCTGTTCTAATTAAAAACTCAGCATCGCGTCTCAATATCCCATCAACCATAGGGCGTAAATCATTAACCATCTCGTTAACTGTCGAGCCGTTTATATAGCCCTTTTTAACCGTGTTTTGCACTGCATCAATAAACGAACCTTGGTTTTTAGCGACATACTCAGCCCATGTGCCGACCTGCGAACGCTGCCCAGACTCAAGCGCCATTAACGCCTTATTCATCCAATCACTAACTTGTTGCTGTGGTGGCGTTCGTAATCTTACATCAGCATAGCCGCCAATCAGTTGAGCGTAGTAATTCGACTCATAGACTGCTAACTCTGTTAACTCGTCCGTGGATACCTGCCAAGCGCTATCTGTGGAATCCTGAATAGCCCTAGCAATAGCTCGATTGACAGCGGATAATTTCGACACACTACCAATGTTTTCAGCGTCCAACAGGATTAAGCGAACGGCTTTATATGCCTCAGCGTAAGACGGGTATATGTTGGCTTTGAGTAGGTTTGTGGCTACCCTGCCCAAATAGATTGAGTGTTTGTCGAGGTCGTCGGCTATTGGCATTTACGCAATACTTATCGTAATAAACGAAAACAGCCAAATGATTAATTCAATTAGTGCCCATCCAACTATTCCACAAACTATCGCTAAAATAACTAATGTTTTACCAAATCCCGTGTAATTCATAATCAATCATCAAACCTCAAACCTCATACTATCCAAATTAAAAACATGAACCTTTCCACCGGTGTAGATATCTCGCGTTGCGGCATACTCAACGGCTTCTTTTGCTGACCTACCAAAGTCTAAGGCGGCTAAAGCTAATTGAGCGCCACTTCCGTACGCCTCGTTACAAATGAGAATATCCTCGTTGAATACACCTTCATGCACAAAGACATTGTAAACTTTCCCATCTCTAACCATTATACCTGAGCAATCAAGCACTATGCCATCAAGGCCTGTTAGCTTGTAGTTTTCGTAGTTATCAATAAAGTGCGGTATGTCACACGTCGAGCCGCACATAACAAAAACCAACGAGCCTTTAAATTTTATCTTATCAAAACAGTCGTTGTAAAACCCACTGTTTTTAGTCATTCGGCTATCAACTGCTATTTTCCTGTTTTCGTGGTCATATACAATTGTGGTCATCCGCTTAAATCCTTAACAATATTCGCCAACAATCTTATCATCTCTTGCGCATCCCCGCGATAACATTCGCCATTTGCTAGGCGTCGAATGTCGGCAATGCAGATAATGTGCGCCTTGCCGTCAATATTTGCGACAATGTGTGGTTGAAGTTTGGATATTTCGGTCATTATTTGATTATTGAGCAACCCATATTCTGCTAGATAAAACTGCTGCGTATGACTCCATAAAGCCATGCTGCTTAATCATTCTCGATTGCTCGATGTCATCCAATGCTTTGAATATTGGGTTGCTATGGATAAACGAGCCAAGAGCTTCTGTTTTTTGCTTCAAATCTCTAAACTCAATCTTCATTCTTTCGATATGTTCACTCATATATAGCTCGCCTGTATTGTTAGTTAGCTGGTTGGTTTATGACTTAACATTTCTGCTCTAATTGCATGGTGTGAGAGGTCATTTGTTGATTATACGCCAGAGGTCAGACCACTTCTAGTATTGAGTTGTGTTAAAATAAAGCTGCGGCTAGGTTAGCTACCGAAAACCAGAACACCAACTGACTGCCGCACTAATTTCAATTGGTGAAAAACTATATGGTGATAGTTATGAAAAGTTCAATTTTTGGCGTGGGTACTAATGATGCAAATTATTCCGTAAGACCAAGGGGTGGAGAAAAGAGGTCTATATGCAGGTTTTATAGCGTTTGGTATGACATGATAAGAAGATGTTATTCAGATAAATACCATACAAAAAGACCAACTTACAAAGACTGCACGGTATGCGAGGAATGGCTGACATTTAGCAATTTCAGAGCGTGGATGGTTGCTCAAGACTGGGAAGGCAAAGAGATTGATAAGGATATTCTTGTTAAAGGAAATAAAGTTTATAGCCCTGAAAATTGCGTGTTTGTTGATCGAGCATTGAATTTATTTACTACAGACCATGCCGCAGGAAGAGGCGGCTATCCTATAGGCGTTCATATTAATGGTGACGGATACATTATAGGGCAATGCAGTAATCCGTTTTCAAAAAGCAGGAATGCTAGATTAGGAGTCTACCATACCACAGAAGAAGCTCATCAGGCATGGAAGAAAAGAAAGCACGAGATAGCATGCAAATATGCCGATTTACAATCGGATGAAAGAGTTGCTAATGCTTTGAGGAATAGGTACTCATCGGACCACTTGAACGATAAAAGTATGGTTTAATAGCGTCACTGAAACAAAACAACCAAGTGAGAAAGATTGTGAACATTACTGAATTAGCTACATCAATGAATGTAACAACTGGCGACGTATTGAGCTTAATAAATATGGTTAAAAATTCACTTGAGCAAGATGGCATGAAAGATATATTTTTAGGCATGGGTGAAGAAGATATAGTCAATACCACTCTTGCTTACGTTTCAGCAGAAGTTAAAAAGTTTAGCAATTTTTGTATGTCAATTCTTACTAACACAGAAAAGAAAAGCGCATTTGAGCAATATATGTTTTATATGATAAAGGAATCGTAATGAACACAGAACAAAAGTTTACTGAGATAGTTGAAAAGTTTAAAAAGGAAGCATTATCAATAGTCGGCGATGCAATAGCGGATTTACATTGTGAATGGCTTCCTTATGTTGAGTCTGATACTGAACTAAATGTAAACTCTCGAACAGAAGAAGTTATAAGGCAAATAATAGAGGGTAAATTTACCGTTAATGACAATGTAATAATAGTTCCTAGCAATAGCGTTAGTTGCAGAATAATGATTTCAACAAATGGGTTTTATACATGCATGCTAGATAAGATTGTTGAGTCAATGCCTGAATGCCCAAAGGACTTAAAAATAAAGAATTTGGAGGAAAGAATAAAAATGATTACAGAGGATAGTTTTAGATGATTCTAGAATTACCACCTTACGCCCGCGCATTACCCAACGATGCGCGGATGAACGCAAAAGAGCTGGCCCAGATAATGGGCTGTACAACTAAATCAATTAGCCGCTTAGTCAGCGAGGGTAAATTCCCCGCGGCTGATGGCTATCATCACAAGTCTAATTCTGGCGCGAGAAAAGACCGGCATTTGTGGTCAATGAAGATATTGAGGGAGTTTGAGAGTGAAAACAATTGAGTCGCAAATGAATGATAGAGGGTATGTAAGGGTTTATGGAATGGCTCAACTTAATGATGTCATTGCAACGCGAGCATCACAAGCTGTTTTGTCAACAAAATTAACTGATAACAAGGCGTTGAATGAATTTAATTACGGCGACTTCAACGAGTGGGAAATTTATAGAGAGGATGCCAAATGAACAAAACAATAACAATGCCGCTTGAAGAATATGAACGGATGGTGGCGAATGAAGGTAAGCAGTTTGAATATACATTTAGTGACCAAGGTGTATTTATTCCAGTTAAACTGTATATTGAACTGGTTAATGCGCATCCTGATTATGATAGTATTGATTTATTAACTGACATAACCAAGCCAGATAAATTTAAGCATGGATTTATTCTTGGAGTAATTATAGTTAATGTAATTTGGGTTATATCTAGCCTGCTTTAGGCCCGCGAGACATTGGCTTCCTATCAACCGGCCATTCATACGCAACACAATAACCTATTGCAGTTGTAATGTGTTGCGTGTCGTTCTTTTGGTCTTCTTGGAATGATGAGCCTTGCTGTAATTGAACCGTTGCCAATCCCTTGTGACACCATGGCGCGGTTTTAGGATTAACATAAAGAGACACATCACCGGACGCTGTTTTAATTTTAGCCCTAACAGCATTTTGACGGTCTTTAATCGCTGGGTGTGACTTAGCAACTCTGCGCTGAAACTTCCAACCGTGAGCGCGTAACACGTCCTCAATATCATTGTAATCTGAGTTATGACCGTGTTTTTCGCCTGCCCTTCCTGCTGGGTCGCCATAAACATAGACGGTTTTGTTTTTGTGGCTCTTATACTTCTCTACAAATTCAAGTGCTGATTGCTTTGATACGGCGCTAATCAATACTATCTCGTCTAACAAATAAAGAGAGTTACCACGATTAACACCAATGGCGCTTGATAGTGGCGTAAAGTTTTGGTCATGCATCCACCACAACAATTCATGGTCTTGTATGGCTTCATCGGTGTAATTATCTGGCGAATAATCCTCATAAATGCGACCGCTTGCAGTCTCGAAAGAGGCTTGAAATTCTTGTTTGTATTGCTTGGTTGACATTACCTTTTTAGCTTCTGCGGCCATCTCAGGAAATATTTCCTCTGTCATCCAGTGAAATACTTCGTACTCGTCACTAACGCCTGTTTTCGCCTTCTCGCACAAATCATAGTAATGGTTTAAACCATCTGGAACACCTAATAACCAACACCAAGCGCGATAATCTGGCCTAGTCGGGTTAACAGTGTTAAGCGCGGGATATATGTTTGCCTCCCATGCGTCAGGCTTAATGTCTGCAAATTCATCAATGCCGCCACCCACCCACGGAATACCCTCGATACGCTGCGGCTTATCAAGGCCGATAACATGTATTTCAGATCCGTTATTCATGTAGATAATCAGGTCTGAGACGTTAGGCTTTTTCTTATGTGTTGCGGATAGCGTGAATGCTAAGAGGTCATCCCAAAATATCTTCTTTGCTTGCGCGTGAGTTGGTGCGGCTGCGAAGTATTGACCGACTATTTTATTGGCCTGCTTTACTAGGAAGCGCTTGAATCGTTCTGTCTTGCCTGAACGTCTACCTGCTGGCACAAGCGGAAACCTAACCCCACGCATTACCGCAGTGATTAGGTTTAATTGGACTGGATGGTCTTTGAGTTCGTACCATCTAGCAATCTGTCTATCTAGTAAGAAGTTGCCAGTTGACATTAATTAGGTAGTTTATCAATCAGGCTTGCGACTGCTTCTACGAGTTTGTCGGCTCCGCTTCCTGTGTCCTCTGGGTTTTGCCTAAACTCCTCTGGCATTCTATTCTTTGTCCAATAGATTAAAGCGGTAGTATCTGGCGGGTAATATTTTACCGTATCCGTTTTTATTATCTGCCCTTCAAACATTTTTATGTCAACGTCAGGATGCGAATAACCAACGGCTCTATGGTACAAAGCCATCTTTACCCTTTCGTTTGCAGGCTCCTTTCCAACCTTTATGGACTCCGAAAAATCTTCGTGTTGAAGCTTCCAAAGGTTTATTGTCGACTCGGAAACTTCGAAGAACTCTGAAAGGTCTCTATCTGTAGCACCTAGCTTGCAAATTTTTTCGGCCTGCTTTGCGTATTCTTCTTTGTACTTTGTCGGCCTAGCCACGGGCTACACTCCTATATTTAGCGCACTGCGCAGATGTTGAGAGTATAGCGCGACAATGCATAGACTGGCAACTAACTCAACGAAACCAATTCGCCATTTTCAAATTCAAAGTATTTATTTCTTAGAGTTAATGCATCTAACTCTGTTGTTTCAAAGTTATCATCCATCCATTGAATACCTTGAGCATCTTCTGGTTTTCCTACGAATAAATACGAATATTCTCCGTTATTCCTAACAACAAAATCAACCTCCAAATCTAAGTAACAATCCTTTAATTTTTCTAGGTCTGTTTTCATTTCACTCCTCCCCATAATAATCAATGCAAAGTTGTTTTAGTTCGTTGGTGGCGTATTTATTGAAAGATTGAAAGAGCCCAAACGGCCTTGGAGTCCGTATAAACCCAGCCAACAATTCAACGTTAACCAAAGCCCAACCACTAACCAAGTCATTAAATTCAACAACATAATCAGGGTAAGCCCCTAAGTTGTCTCTAAAACTGGTCTTGCCTGTTTTATACAATTCGTCTATGTGGCGCTGTGTGTTTGTCATTTTATCCTACCTATCCAAGTGTATTACCCATACCATTAAAACCTAACCTCGTTCGACTCACGAACGATTAGAGCCATATTAACCAATTAACCAAGCCACCAACTAAAATAATCATCCACCAGCACAACGTTTGCTTCCATGTAAACCGTTTTGTGTGGCGTTGGTTGATAACAATATAACTATTTGTGTCTGTCTCGTAGTATCTCATAATCTTAATCCTTTTTGTTTTGACATACTGCGTCGGTTGTTACCCTCTAAAGAGGGCGGTTTAATTTCTTTTCTCTCTGAAAAGAATTGGTCTTGATGGCCACAAATCGCCATTATCAAATATGAAAAACTGTCCATTTGGCCATACTCCGTAATATACGGTTTCTTTATGAATGCCAGTTGATCCAGCTTCTATGGATTCAAATTTACTCCCATCTTTATGGCAATACATCGAATCTTTAAACCCTAAATCTTTTAGTCTAAGGAAAGCATTAAACATTTGTTTTAGCGCATCTGATTCAGATGGCATTTTTTCAGCCCTGCGTTTTTCTTGTTCTTTTGATTCAGATAAAACCGTTTCGTAATCCATCATCTTCCCCTCATTCGTTAATTTCAAAACCTAATCTACCACAAAAACACACTGCGACAACTCCGACCAGTCAAACTACGTAAGACCTACCTTGTGCTTATCCCTTTCTTTCGCAAAGCCTTTGCCTTGTTTTTACTTATAGCTGATCTGGATGACATTTTTAAATCAACAAGCAAAGGTTCGCGCATATTATCGCCATGGTTAGTATCTAATAGTTTGGCGATTAACGCAGTATCTTTATCTAGCCTTGACTTCATTCTCAAGCTTTCACTTTCACCAACACACTGCCCATCAACAACAAAACCTCCTGATATTGCCCGCATGCCACCGAATGATGATTTATGAACATCATTTGCCATAACTGAATGCTGGATAATTTTAGGAAAAATTATTATCTGTTCACCATTATACCCGTCAAATACCACGTACTTCATTTTTGCATTTATCATTATTTACTCCACAGAATTAATTTCCACCGAACAATAACACATGAATTAACGGTTAGTGGTATGACCAGTCAAACAAACCTCCACCCCTTATCCCTCGTCAACATCGCTTTCAAATCATCAATATTTTTATGCACTGACAGCACGGTCATTTCTGTGCCGTCTGCAAGTTTTAGTTTGTGGGTTGTCATTGGGTTGTCCAGATAGGTTTTCAGTATTATATCGTAAATACTCCCAGTTTGGGGTATTTTGGGGCAGTTATACGCCCAGTCTGTAGCCCTTTAAAAATAAGGGTTTAAGTATAAATATATATAAACTGGGGCAGTTACCTTTATTTATTTTATTTCTACTATTTAATTATTTTATACTCATACAAGGACGCACACTGCCCCAAAACGTCAATTTTT